TCTTTGCGTATTCTGATAGGCTTTGCCCGCCTGCTCCGAATAGTGTTTCCACACCGCCTACCAGCTGTTCATAGTCGCCGTAGTTTTCCACGGCTCCTTTTGTAATCGCCACCATGGCTGTTGCCGCTGCTGCTGAAAATGCCGTAAAAGCCTTGATCGTGCCGCCGACTGTTGTTGTCAGCACTGACCAGCCGCCCTTCGCTGCGGTAGCAGCTGCGCTTCCTGCTGCCTGCACTACCTGTGTTACGCTTGGCATTTTTCCTGCCAGATCGCCTGCTGCCGCTTTTGCTTTCCCGAATGCGTCCGCAACTTTCTGCACTGCCGGGTGTGCGTTTTTGAAGGCTTCCACCTTCTGCCTTGCCCCGTCAACCGCAGTCCCGATTGTTTTTACGGTCTTGCTTTCCTTCACCGTCTCGGTGATCTTCTGCTTTGCATTCCCGAAAGCTGTTGTCAGTTTATTCACTCCGGGTATCTTTTGCGCTATATTTGCGATCGCTTTCCCGAAGTTCTGCGCCCCGGTCTTCATTTTATCGAATGTACTGATCTGACTTTTCAGTGCATCCAGCTTCTGTGCTGTGGCTGCGATCTCTCGCTGCAAGTCTCTGTATGCGTCGTCGTTTACGTCTTTTCCTGCTGCTGCCATCTGCTTTTCAGCTTCTGTCAGCAGTTTCATTTTTTCTTCTGTCTGCTGCACTGCCTGTTTCAAAAGCACTTGTTTTTGTTCCAGCAGTTCCGTGTTTTTGGGATCCAGCTTCAAAAGTGAATTGACGCCTTTTAGTTCTTTTTGCAGGCTGGCTGCTTCGGCGTTCGGCTTTTCAAGCGCTTTCACAAGGTTTTCAGTGCTTCCGTTTATCTCGACTGTGATCCCTTTCAGTGCCTTTCCCATTTTACCTCGGCTTTCCGAAAAGTTCACGCAGCCGCTTTCTGTCTGGCTCTGTCTGCATCAGCGTTCTTGCGTTCTCCAGATACTTGCGCCCCTCTTCCGAATGATTGCACGAATGTATAAAAGCGTCCCGCTTGTACTGCAAATAGTCGATGTACTCCAGTTCTTCGATTTCATTCATGTTCAGTCCTGTGTACTCATGTACTAAATGTTCCCAGTACGTCGGGATCTCGAAGAAATCTTCTTCGTCTGTCGGGTAGAAGGGCGGGTTTAGTTTGGGTCTGTGTCCGGGATCTTTACGAAACGCACATACTGTGCGAAGAATGCTTTCATGTCCTCAATGTCCATGTTATCTTCTACCCAGTCTTTGCTGATCGTTTCACCATTCAGATTGTTGGAAAGAATCTTTGCAGTCAGTGTGTACAATTCTTCTATTGTACGCCTGTTTGCTCCGCTTCTTTCCTTTGCGTTCTGCGCTTCTTCTCTTTCTGTGATCGTGTCCTGCATGTCCATAAGTGCGTCAAAAACCTTCTTTTTCGGCATTCCGACGACAATTACCTTGACGCCCTTTTCGCTTTTGGGATCATCAAAGGTCAATGTCATGTAGTTACGCTTTACTTTCTGAAAATTTACTGATAAATCCATTCTGCTTTCCTTCCTTTCGATTCTGCGGGGCTATGTATCGCATGCCCCGCATTTTCTTGATTGTTAGCCTTTTGCTGCTGTCTGTGCTGCCAGAAACTCTGTAATGATTTCAGCTTTTGTTGTCTTTGTGATCGTGTAACCTTTTGCTGCCGCAATGGTCTTGATCTGATCTACGGTCAGCGCGTTCAATTCCTCGCTTGTGTATTCGTTCTGGTACTCTTCTTCGTACTCTTCGACAAATTCAATCAGCGTTCCGCGGCTGTCGTGCGGCTTGCAGTTGAATTCTGCGTCAATTACTGTCGCTGAATCCGCAGCAAAAGTGATGGTGAATCCTGCTGTATTTCTTCCGACGATCAGCAAATAGCAGTTTCCTTCCACCGGATCTTCATGTACAAACAAGATCACATACTGCTTGCCGTCGTCGTTGGCTGTGCCGCCGACCTTCAAGCGTCTGTACTTCTTGCCGTTTTCTCCATCCTCTGTGGTTACGACTGCCGTTGCGGACAGCTTCGCCAGTGAATTTGCATTCCATGTGAAAAGACCTGTCTTGAAGGTCGCTTCTTCGTCCGTCAAGATCTCTTTTACGACCATCCCCAGATCGTCTTTTTCTGTCGTCATTGTGGGCTTATACTCCACGCTTGCGCCGTTCTTGATCCATCCGGTGTGGTTTTCTTCTGTCATTACTTTTTTCAGAATCTCTGTGAATGTCTCCGGCAATGTTCCTGTGTATAACATTGTGTACACTTTGCCGGATCCCAGCACAACTTTTTCCTTTGATCCTTTCATGCCTTTTACCTCTTTTCCATAAAATTCATAGTGAAAATTGTTTCAAACATTTTTTCATCTGGAAGCCACTGTCTTTCCTTCTCAAATTTCCAGTTCATCTTTTCAAAGGCTTTTTCCAGCTTCCCTTCGTTTTCGTTGTCCAGTCTTTCTGCGTAAAATTCTACTGTCAGATTGTGTTCGACGATCCGGGCGTGGAAGTCGTCGCCGTCCTGTGCCGTCTTGTCTATGAACGCCACAAAAGGCAGCTTCTGTGGTCTATCAAACGCCGTGTCTGCTACTGGCAGTTCTGTTTCTGTCTCCAGATATGTTTTGATGTCTGTCATTCCCACAGTCCTTTCATTTTTTCGTCAAGCACCTGTTCTGCGATCTGTCGCCCGTATTTGATATGCTTTACGGCTTTTGTTCGCTTTGTTCCGTCGCGTGTCAAGTGTCCATTTTCCAGTAAATGTGTCAGCCTGTAGTGTGGCGCTTCCACATGCCATGTGGCACTGTAGCTGTGTCGCCCTGTCAGCTGCCGTTCTATTGCAAAATGTCGCTTGTACTCGCCTGTTTTGTAACCATGCCTCGGTGTCAGATATTGTCCCGCCGTTTCGTTGCATGCGTCGGCTGCGTCGTCAATCGCCCGGAAGAACCTTTCTTCGTTCTCCCGCTCCCATTCCAGCAGACTTTCTGCAAGCGTTCCGGTCAGCTGATCTGGTCTGATTTTCTTTGTCGCGCCTACGTTCATGCAAAATCCTTTCGTCTGTGTTTTTCATACTCTATCAAGGACAATTTTGTGATCGGCGGCATGGTATCGTTGATCTGATCGACTTTTTCTATGTCGAATTGATCTTCACCGATCACAGCGACTTCATGCGCTTTCAGATCCTTTCGCTGCTGAACATGGATCACTCTGTCAACCCGTGTGTCTGCTGCCTGTGCTGCATAATGCCGTTTCATACTGACGTTTTCTTCTCCGAATCGCAGTGGCTTTTCGTATTTATCCACCAGAAGTCCGTCATTGTTCACAGTGCATATTCTGGCGGTTCCGTCGTTGAATTCCTCAAACTTTGCTTTCATTTTCTGCCCCGCTTTCCAGCGTTGCCAGCGCTTCGTCAAGTGCAAAGCCTGTCAGCTGTGACGAAAAATCATGTTCAAACTGTTCTATGGCATTGCTGCGTCCATATCTGCAATATGAAAAAAGCAATTCACGCGCCTGCTGATTCTCTGCAAAATCAAGCTGTTTGCCACCGATCTTCTCGATCCTGGCTTTTCCGCGCTGCATAATGTCTTTTATCTTTTTCTGCATGCTTTCGTCAGCCAGTGTCATGTCCAGTTCGTTCAGAATGTCTTCAAGCAGCTGTTCGTCTGGCTTTTTTGTTGTTTCATCTGCCATACTGCACCGCCTTTCAATTACAGGCAGCAAGGTTTTTTGCCCTGCTGCCTTTGCTTATTCCTTACGCCGTAGCTGCGGTCTGTGCTGCTAAGAATTCCGCGATCACTTCTGCTTTTGCGGTCTTTGTGATTGCATATCCCTTATATGCTGCCAGTCCCTTGATCTTCTCCACGGTCATTGCGTTCAGTTCTTCTTCCGTCCATGTGGTCTTTTCTACTTCCACGGTGTCGGTTCCCGTCACCACGGTGTATGCCGCAGGCTGTAACTCGTTAATGTCAAGCAGCAAGAATGCGTTATTGTCCTTCGGACGACCATTTCCGTACAGGAACGCTGCGTACACTCTTTCACGTTTCAAAAACCGCACGCTGTCGTCGTATTCGATAGTACCTTCTTTTCCGGTTCCGATTCCTGCAAAATACTGTTCTGCGATTCCCAGAATTGCTTCACCCTTTGTCAGTGCTTCTGTCTGGATGATTTCTGTCGGGTACGGAAGGACATTGTTTGCGAATGTTCCGTCCGGGCGCTGCACCGTAGTTGCGGGCATTACTTTTTTCCAGTAATCTTCCGGGCTTACCAGCATGATCAGTGATGCAACCGTTCTGGGGCGACCGTTTCTTGTCACTGCTAATTTACCGACCAGACCGCCGTATGTTTCCGGCGTAAACTTTGTGACTTTGATCGCAGTCTTTTTCACATAGCTTTCACCGTCTCCGTGTGCTGCTTCAATGTCTCTGTTCATTCCGATAGGCATTTTCACGCCTGTTCCGCAGACGATACCTTCTTCCAGACCGACGTAGATCGCATCTTTCAGCACTTCGCGCACGTAGCTGTCTAACCATGTTGCGCCCAGATCCAGCATGGACTTTGCAACCGGAAGAAATGCGGTCAAGCTGTACATTAACATGTCCAGCTTCTCGAAGGATCCTTCCAGTTCCTTTGTGATCTCCGCTGTAATGTCGCCCCAGATCGCTTTCTGCTTTCCATTTTTATTCATGATCCATTCTGTGATGTAGGATGTGTTCTTGAAGTCGATCTTTGCAAGCAGCGGGTGTTCCAGCTTCAAGCTGTCGTATACATCTTCAATGATCGTCTTCGGCATTGTCACGTCGATAGATGCAAGCGCCTGTTTCGGGTTCTCGGACTTCATAGCGCCGATCACTGCTTCATAATACTTCTTTTCCTCACTGGTCAGCTGGCGAAGTCCGCGTGCTGCCATTGCCTGTGCGTCCAGCTGCTCAACTGCTGCCACGTCTTTTGCACGCTGCAAGATCTCTTCTTCGATCCCTGCTGCCATTTCTGCCATTGCCTGTGCCACCTGTTCGGTGTCTTCGGTTTTCAATGCTTCATTGAATTTCTGTGCCAGCTGCTCGCGTGACAGCTGTTCAATGTCTTTGTTTTTCATGCCTTTTACCTCTTTTCCAGATTTTTTGCGGCTGCTTTTGCTAATAAAGCCGCCATTTTATTTGTAGACTGTTTCGGATCAGAATTGTTTTTCTGATTCTTTTTATCGTCGTTGTTGTCTTCGTCGTCGTTGTCCTCGCTGTTATCCTCGTCAGATCCGTCGCTTACTTCGTCGTCTTCGTCTTCGTCCTCTGCGCTGTCCTCGTTTTTCTTGCTTGCCTGCTTGCAAAATTCGAGCATCTGTGTTTTGATTGCTTTCTGGTTCAGCATTTCAGTTCGCAGCTGTAAAAGCTGTGTCTGTAGCTGCTGCATGACCGTTCCGGCTTCTTCTCCGGCTTTGCTTGATACTTCGTCTGCGAAGCCCTGTTCTACCGCCTGTTCTGCTGTCAGATACGTTTCAGCATCCATCATGCTTTCCAGTTCTTCTTCTGTGATGTTCACGCGCTCCATGTAAATTTTTCTGTTTCCTTCCATGAGCGTGTCCAGATCGTCTGCTGCTTTCCGCAGCTGATCCGCATTCCCGGAAACCGTCGTCCACATGTTGTGGATCAAAAGGCTGGTTCCCAGCCCCATGACGCGTCGATCTGCTGCCTGCAAAATCACAGAAGCGACCGACCATGCGAACCCGTCAACGTATGCTACAAGTTCTTTGCATTTCTTCTGTTTCAGAAGGTTGTAAATTGCCACTCCTTCGCCTACGTCGCCGCCATTTGAATTGATGTGTACTTCTATGACGTCCGTTTCCGGTATCTCTTCCAGAACCTTTCTGAAATGCTGTGCGCTTGTTTCGCTTTCGCTGTAGTTCCACGTCCACCAGTCAAAGTCGCCGTACTTTGTCACATCATCATAAATGTACAGCTTATGTACATTGCTTCCTGCTTCCTGTCGCAAGCTATAATGTGCTTTCTGATTCTTCAAACCTTATTCACCCCCTTTCACGTCTCCTAAGTGTTCCATTTTTTCTGCTTCTGCATAGTTCTTGGTTATGTAATGCTTTTGTGACCAGTCAGTCTTCAAAGCTGTGTCACCCAGTTTCACGCGCAATTCGTCGATACAGTACAGCCCGGACGATAGCAGTTTGTCTGAATTCGTCGCCTGCTCGAAAATATCAATATGCTGTATGCAGTTCGTGTTTACGTCCATGTAGTTTCCCTTTGCGAACTGCTTTTCCCCATATTTTTTGCGCGTCACTTCGCTTCCGATCCGCTGGCATATCGGATCAATAGCGAATGTCAAAAAATTCTTCGTGATCTTCTCAACGTCTGATACATCCCCCAGCATGAGTGCTTTCGGTATCTTGTACGCCCTGCCCGCCATCTCGAATTCATAATTTATACGTTCGTTCAGATCCGCTGGCGTCGGCGCTGTTGTCTGCTTTGTTACGTCCGTGTATGTATACCCCGTCTGTAATGGCAGCACTGCTGAATCTGTATCATAAAAAGGCTTGAATCTGTCTGTGATCAGTGTTTGCAGCTTTGTTGTAAAATCCGGCTGCGCCGCTGTCTGTGCATCAATATTCAATATTCCTTTTTGCGCCCCAGCACGAAGCACGCTTCTGATTGCTTTTGCTACCGTCTGCCCGTATGCTGTGTACGATCCTTCCAGCCGCCGTCTGGCGTTTATGTTGTCCAGTTCCAGATATATGACCTCATGCGACAACATGGATCTTTGCATGGTCAGATCTCCGATCGTGATGTTGTTGAAAACGTCTTCGCGGAAGCTGTAATGCGTCCGTGTGAAACTGTCAGCAACGTACAGTTTCCCGCCGACTTCTACGATCAGCGCTGCGTTATCATATAACAGATTTGTGACAAACTGCTGCCAGAAGTCCCCGGCGTTCTGGTTCTGGTTTGGTTCGTAGTTCCACAGGTAATATTCGCCCTTTTTCTCCGGGATCCCTTTTATGAATGTTCTGAACTCGCATTTGCTGATCAGACTTGCTATCATATTGATGGCGCATGCTGTCGCAAGTTCCTTGAAAAACACTTCTGTCAGTTCTTCTTCGATCTGTGTTGTAACGTTGATCGTTGATTCTCTCCCGAATGCCCGTAGAAAATAATCATTCATGTTCATTCTTCCTTGCACCCCCTTTCTACATAGTGAAGAGTGGCAGCACGTCCGCTGATCCCTGCTGCTCCGGGATCAATTCATGCTGCGTCATAGCTGCTACGAATGCGAAAAAGCCGTCTGTTTTTCTGCTTTTCGCTTCTATCTTCTGGTATTCATAATTCCCGTATTTTTTTGACTTCACTTTCTTTGTGTTGTTCGTATACCACCGCATGATCGACGAATCGCCGTATACTATGTTGTGATTTCTGAATCCGCTATCTATGATCGGCTCTACTTTTATTTTGTCCGAAGGTCTGACCAGCTTTATATTTTTATTTTCATAAGTGAAGCCGTAACGTGCAAGCGCCTGTTTCATCAAAGCGAATCTGTAGTCGTCCAGTGCAAGCATAGGGATTGAATAAAAGCCCATCTGCTCGCCTATCCACTCCGCGATCAGTTCCGGCGCAATCTCCGGGGCGTCTACGAATTCCAGTTCCCCGGCTTCTTCTGCTTCATGCAGCGGGTATTTTATCCGCGGCAGATCTGCGCTTTTTAGACACACCCACGTTTTTTGCTTCCAGACTACCTTTTCACCGCGTTTTGTAAGCACTCCAGCTGACGCAAAGTCATTGATCTTCGTGTAGTCAATTCCAGCCACAGCAATTTCACGCGCTTTCGGCGGTTCTACTTCCTGCTTTGTTGCCATAATATTGTCCCAGCTTGTCAGTTCCACTTCTCCGTTTCCCTGTCTCCAGTTCATACGCTTTGTCATAAAGTCGCTGGAAGACGATCTGTTTTCCAGCCATTCTTTGTATTCTTTTCGCGTCTCTTCAAGTAGGTTCGGCAGATACTGCAAGGACGGGTTCGGCTTGTGCCAATTTTCTTCGACGTGTACTTCTTCTGGATCGTCCAGCATACAGATAAACGGCAAGAAGCCGTTGTCTTCAATTTCTCCGTCCAGAATCTTTTTTGCTTTCTCGATCAGATCATCCAGTACACCGTCGTTGACGTCTCCGTTTGTTGTGATATAGGTTCGCCGCGGGTGTGGTTTTTTACCCAGTGCCGTTGTAAATACTTTGATATTGTCGTAACTTTCATACGCGTGTACCTCGTCAAAATCTACCTTCCCGGATCGCAAGCCGTCTTTTGACTTTGCGTTGTTTGTCCGGTATTTTATTTTCGATCTTGTCTTTCTGCACTGTATTTCAGATTTTGTCCAGCGAAAAAACTTGATCAGCTTTTTTCTGTGTTTCTCCAGTACGTTGTAAATGTCGTCAAAGGACGTCCGCGCCTGTTCTTCTGCTGTGGCGCATATATCGACGTCGTACTGCTGCAAATTGCTGTACGGACTGATCATGGCGAAGTCTTCAAACGCCAGATAGCCGTTTTTTCCTGCTCCCCTCGCTACGAATATCAGTAGATCCGGGAAACGCGGCAGCCCATCTTCGCGGAACACACAGCAATGCAGTGTAAATACAAATTGTTCCCACTCGAACAGTTCAAAGTCGAAGTATTTTTGCAAACCCATGTACTTTTTCAGCTGTTCTGTATCTATGGTCAAATTTTCGTTTTCAAAGCACTTTTTAACGAATTTTATTAGTTTTTTTTGCCATTTGCAGCACTTTTTTACACCGTTTTTGCCCTCATTTTCGACCAGATCTATGTACTTTTGAAGTTCTGGGACGTCTCTATAATTCGTCGTCAAAATCTCCACCACCTATCGTGGCGTTTGCTTTCAGCCCCAGTTCAGAAAGCAGTTTCAGCATTTGCGCGTTTGTCTTATTAAACATGTCCACTGCTTCATTTTTCTTGTAACCGGACTGACCGCCGCCGTTGTTGTATTCCACGATAGTTCCGCGCTTTTGTATGTCTGCAATCAATAATGTTTTCGTGACATACATAGCCATGTAATCGGCGATCATATCTTCAAAAAATTTGCCATATGTGCCGTTTGCTTCCAGCTGATCCCGCAGGTCTTTTTCGATCTCTTTGTATGGTTTTGATCGCGTGATTTTTTTAACTTCCGGCTTTCTTTCATCTGCCATATATACCACCCCCATTACATGTGCGCGCGAATCTGTTTTGTCTACCCCTTGCCCCGTTTCCCTTCCGGCAGCAAAAATCTGTTTCTTTTTGACCGGGGGGATCGTCACCAGCGTTCTTCGTTTGTGAAATGTTTCTTTTCACTGGTGATACGTTTGTCTGGGTGCTGTTCGTTGTGGCATGCTTCACACAATGGGATCAAGTTCTGATACACTACGCCGTTGTAGGTGTACGTCCTCGACATAGCAAGTCGCGGGTGTTTCCTTACCCACTGCACATGATGGACGCTGCGCGCTCTGGTGTGGATGCCTTTCTTTTTACAGAACTGACATTCATAATTGTTTTCTTTCATCACCTGTGCGGACAGTTCCCGCCACTCATGCCACTTGTAAAACTTATATAATTTATTTTCTTTTATCAGCTGTTTGATCCATGCTTCCAGCTGGTCTTCTGTTATCGTCATGTCGAATGTCCTTTCGTGATACGGTGCAAGCGGCGACGCCTGCACCGATCGAAGGAAAGCTGCAAACAAAAAAGACACACTGCACAAACCTTTTCGTTGTCTGTGCGTGTGTCTTTGTCTTGTTTACTGGCTTATTATACCACTCTGTACGTTTTATTGCAATTTCTTTTTCCTGCCGCCTGTGCGGCTCTGTGGCGTCTCCAGCGTTGCTTTATTGTGCGCCTGCTCCCACCTTTTACGAAAACGGTAGTTCTTCGTCTATTCCTTCCGGTATGTTCATAAAACCGTTTGCGTCTGTCTCCGGCTGTGCTGGCGCTTGCTGGTTTCCCTGCTGCCCTGCTGCCGCTTTGCTTTCTGCAAACTCCCATTCCTCGACAATGACGTCTGTTGTGTATACTTTGCCGCCGTCTTTGTTGGTATAGCTGCCCGTCTGTATTCGACCGGAAATTTCCAGCTTTGTTCCTTTCTTGCAATACTTTTCCAGACTTTCCGCGCTCTTCCCGAATGCTACGCATGATATGAAGTCTGCACCTGCATCCTTCTTCCGTCTGTTCACTGCCAGTGTGAAGCGTACAATACAGATCTGTTCCTGCGATTCCTGCCCGTTCGTCCAGCGCGATTGCGGATCCTTTGTCAGTCTTCCTGTCAAGTCAACTTTGTTCATTCTTCTTCCCTCTTACTTCTTCCGTCCGATCCATGCCATAAGCGCCAGTGTTGCACAGATGATGGCTGTCATAATTACCATAGTGTAGTTGATCATGTTACTTCCTTTCTGCTGCCCTTGCAGCGAATAATATTGCAAACGTGACCGGGAATGCTACGCCAGCAATTATGCTGTATCTTGTCAGCTGCTTTCGTTCTTCCTTTGTCGCGTCCTGCTTCGTCTTCTTTCTGGTAATCAAATACATGTAGTACCCTGTCCCGATTGCCGCTTCCACATACAGGAATGCTGCTGCCGCAATCGCTATCACTGCCGCCGCGTTCATTCTTCCTGCCTTTCCGTGTACTGGATCAGCTTTTCTGCCATGGCTGCTGTCTGTATCGCTTCTGCTGCCATATCCCGTGCGCTTTCCCTTATTGCTTCCGCAATCTCTCTGATCTGCTTCGGTGTCTGATTCATCCGCGTTGCCTGCCACAGTGCATTCAGATTCATTCCCGTTTTCCGCATTTCGTCTTCTGTTTCCTGCGCTTCTTCCAGAATTACTGCATATCCTTCATGCGTGCTGTTAAATCCGGGAAATGCCTTGTTTGCTTCTGATAATTCGTTTTCAATGGCTTCTGTCACTTCTTGGATCAATCCATGTCTCATTCTTCTTTCCCCTCTCTTTCATATAGTCCCGTAATGCTTTTACTGCTGCCACGGCTGCTGTTGTTGCCGTGACCATCACGCCTGCTGCCATAACTGCTACAATGACAATCGCTGCTGTATGCTGCGTCATTTTTCGTCCCCTTTCTCTGCTCTGTCCTTCCTTGCCTGTGCCTTGTTCACGATCAGACGTATTTTAATTACTTCTGAATCTTCCAGATATTCGCACACGTTCGCAAGATCTGACGCTACGGCGAAGCGCTGTTCTTCTTCCTGTGTTACCTCGCGCCCCACGTCTCCGGGCGGCAGCGTTTCTGCTGCCTGCTCCCCGGTTGTAATTCCTGCCATCTTCTCGCCATTCAGATTGATGTTGACTGTCACTTCAATTCCATTCACCTTGTTTCGTCTCCCTTCGTCAAATTGTAGATCCGCAGTCCAGCGCCCCGTATTCCATTTTGCGTCGCTTGCAATCTTGCAGCATTGCTTCAAGGCAGCGCAGATCGTCTTCGTTCAAGTAGATGTAGTATTTTTCAAGCATTTTCAGTGCATGCAGGCGCCGCGCATTCTCTTTTTCTTCTTCTGTTGTGTCGGTATCCGACGCCGACGGCTGCATCTGTGCCAGTGTGGCTTTTGTGTGTTCCTCTTCTGTCTTTTCTTCCTGCTCTCCGGTTGTTTCTTCCGGCTCTGTGTCTTCTTCCGGCGCTGCTGCCGCTACCTTCTTCCGTTCGATCATTTCCTTGATCTCGGTTCCTTTTATGTCTTCGCCTGCTGCCGCGCGCTCTGCAATGTTGTTCTGTTCCTCTTCTGGCAGGCTGCTTGCTGCTGCCGCCGCCGTCACTCCGATTGTTCCGGCTTCAAATTGTTCTTTCAGTGCATCTGTTCCGTTGTTGTTGATCCTGTTCCAGTCTCCCACGACTGCTGCCGACGTCTTCATGATCTTTGCTATGTAGTCCCGGACGCGGACGCCTTTTTCTGGCAGGAAAGATCCTTCTTCCTTCGCCTGCGTCAAGACCTCTTTCCATTCTTCCGCTTCAATCATCTTGTCATAATCGGTGTAGTGCCTGTTGAATGTGTTCCCGATCAGCATGTACAGTCTGAATTCTGTTTCCGTCATGTCCTTGTATTTGCAAGGTACTTCCCGGTATTCTTCTTTCCCGTCCTTCACAAGCAGATCTACTGCTGCGTATCTTCTGTGACCGCCAGCAAGTTTGTATTCTCCGTTGACGCGTCCCAAGATCAACGGATCCAGCAGCCCGCCCGCCATTTCGATTCCTGCTGCCAGATCTTCAATGTCGTTCATGCTGTACTTGTTTTTCCCTGTGATCACAATTTTTCCGTAGTCCAGCTTGATTTCCTCAAAATCTTCTGTGACTGCGTTTTCGGTCTGCGCGGTTGTCTGTTTGTTCAGTATCTTTGTGATGTCAAATCCTGCCATTTCCTTTCCCTGCCTTTCACGCTTTCTTTGTGCCTGTGTACTCTTCCATGAATTTTCTGTAATCTGTCGCCGCTGCGGATCTTGGCGAATATGTTTCAAGCGGCTGTTTGTAATATGTTGCTGCCACTGCCTTGTCGCTGTGTCTGATCCTGCGGCTGAATACGTTGTATTTACAGTTCTTCCGCAGCCATTCTTCCGCTGCTTCATTTTCGATTGACTTTTTGTAGTCCGTCAGCAAGATTCCTGCTATTTTCAAATTACTGTTCAGCGCTTTCAGTGTTTCGATCTGCTCCGTTATCACTTCCACGCCGTCAATCGACCAGTTATCAAGCCGCACTGGGATAATTACTTCATCCGCAGCGCACAGCGCGTTGATTGTACACATCAGAATTGCTGGCGGGTTGTCAATGATGCAGTAGTCATATATTGACGCCGCCTTTTCCATGTACTCTGCAAAACGGCTGTCTTGCCTGTCTTCGCTGGTTCGCAGTTCGTTGTCTGCTTCTAGCAGCGTCATATTTGCATTGATCAGATCCACGCCTGCTGCCACGTCAGCAAATATCCCCGGTCTTTCTCTGTCAAGTATCTTTGCTGCTCCGCATTTTTCATCTTTTCTGTAACAGTCAAAGAACTGGCTTGCGTTTCCCTGTGGATCATTGTCTATCAGTAATACATTTTTCTTGTACTTCGTCCCCAGCAGCGTTGCCATGTTCGCTGCCGTCGTTGTCTTCGCTACTCCACCTTTTAAGTTGATCACCGCTATTGTTTTCATGGTCTTTCCTTCTTTCCTTCGCCTTTTTGTTTTGATATGCTGCTTTTTGGCTCGTTCCGTTCATGTCAGCCCATTCACATGTCTTCGCCTGCTTCTGCGGCTTGCAGTTTTCATTCATTGGATCTGTCAGAATTGTTCTGCTGCCCTGCAAGTATGCTTCCAGTTCTGCTGTTGCTTCCGTGCCGCCATAGCATACCGTCACTTTGTAGCCGTATTCCTTTAGGTTCTTGATCCATTCTTTCTGCGCTGCCGTCGGTTTATTGTTGCCGTACTTCATTTCGATATACAGCCCTGCATACCCGTTCATGGGTACTGGCAGACACAGATCCGGGACGCCTGCTTTCACTCCCATTGCCTTGAAGCGCGCCGCTTCTGCCGGGTTTCTCTTTCCACCGTTCGGCACATGATAAAGCATTTTCAATTCTGGGAACCTCTGCAAATTCCAGTTCGCCCAGTCAATAACGCCCATCTGCTCCGTGTCTTCTCCGCGTTTCAGATTTCCGTACATTCTTTTTGCTCCTTCCTGCTTTTATGCTCCGTACATCAAGCCTGTGTCGCGCATTTTCTTTGCAATTTGCCGCGATAACGCCTGCTGTATGCTCTCGCTGTCCACGAATGCAGTTTTGATTGCTACTTCCGGCTGTTCCGGTGTTGCCAGCGCGGCTGCTCCCAGTGCTGCGTCTGCTGCTCCCATTTTTAGCGGCAGCGCTGATTCTGCGTACATTGTGAAAAGTTCCACGCTGTACCAGCATTTCTGCTGTTTGTCGTTCTTCAAGTATACTTCCGACGCTTCAAACCCTTTCTTGCATCTAACGTCTTCAACGTCATACTTCTTCCCGACTGTCAGATTGTCTTCTGGTCTTCCTGCTTTGTACTTTGCTTTCATTGTCCTTTTTCACCTTCTTTCATGCTTTCGATCAGCTGTTCAAGATCTTGTATGTTCCCATGTGTGCCGCATCCTTCGCACCTGTCCGCTGGTGCGTTTCTGTCCGGGCAGCTTTCGCAAGTTTCTTCTTCCTGTTTCAGCTGCTCCAGCAGTTCTTCAAAATCTTTCTGCTGTGGTTCTGTCATTGCTCTTTTCACCTTCCTTCAATGGTTTTCTGTATTCTCTCAATTCTTCCAGAATCAGATCGCGCGGTAATATGTCCCGGCAGAAGTACGCCGTTGCAAAGCTGCTGCCTTTCTTGTATTCTTCCATGCTCTCTGCGTTGTGGAACCCGATCCGCTTGTCGAATGTCAGAATCTGGATCCCGTTTTTGAAATACCTGTATCTACCAACGCCCTGCAAGCTATTAAGCGGTAGCAATACCGCGAACGGCTTTTCCAGTTCGTACAGTCTTTCGATCACTCTGTCTTTCTGCGTGTATGGCGGGTTGCTCACAATCACGTCGAAGTCTTCCGGCTGATATGTGAAGAAGTCCTGCCCGTCGTCTATGCTGCTACGCTCGACTTGCCACCCCCCCGCTTGAATGTCTGGAAGTACGCTGACCATTCGCAATCGAACGGACACCAGATTTTTTTCGTTTTCGGTATGTATTTTGTGATCGGATCGACCGCATAGAACGGCGTGTACTGTTCGTTGCCCTCTTCCGTCCTTGTCGCTTTCAAATATCCTGTATTCAGTCCCATGTTTACTTCCTTCCTGCTGCCTTTTGCAGCTTTTCTGTTATTTCTACTTCCCCAGTCTCCAGATTCAGCAAATAACTTTCTGATTCATCCTGCTTCCGGTATCTTCCGTCATAGATTAGCGTGTATGTGAAGTACATAAAGCCTGTTACTTCGTGCCATGCTTCCCGTATGCTGTCTTTGTCCAGATACCAGCCCGAAGGAACCTTGACAATGTGGTTAAATGCGTTTTTTGAAGAAACTGTCTTTTTCTGTGGCTCCGGGATCACAAGATTCTTGCTGCTGTTGTATCTTCTGCCCGTGAACCCTTCACATGTTTTCATGGTTTTTTCAGAGTATTTCACGAAGTATTCTGCAAGCCGCCTGTATTGCCCGTTGTCGTCCATGGGCTTTATTGTGATCCAGCCCTTGTCCCAGCACTTTTTCAATAGCTGCGTGTCTATGGCGTTCAGTGTCATGTGGATATGTACTGCCCCGCGTTCCCCTACTTCTGGAACCCAGACGATCTTTGCTTCCTTCCCAGCTTTCTTGTATATCCGGCGAATGTTCCGCAGCAGTTTGTCAACGTCTGTCCGCAGTGCTTCTTTTGTGGCTGGGCGGTTCTCCTTCGTGTATTCCCATGTGATGTACAGTGATGTTCCGTCATAGTTCGCATTAAGGATCCATGTCAGCTTCTTCACTGCCTGTCTGCTGTTTACCTTCTTCTGTGCTTCACAGGTCTTGTTTTCCTTCTGTCTCCTGCTCCCTTCCTTTGTGTCGGTTCTGACTGCATAATAAAACGTGTGCTGCTTTGTCTTTCCTGCTCTGCATATTTCATGTTTGTACGGCATTACTGATCCCCCTGTTTTGTCGTTGGAATAATAAACTTATCAAGTGTGAAAAGCGGCTGTAATGCCGCTATTTTCTTGACTTTTTCGCCGTACAATGCTATACTTTTATTAACGTTTTATTTTTATATTGTTTGTACGGTTCGCCGCTCGGAATTGCAGTTCCGGGCGGCGTTCTTCTTTTCCATTCTTCTTTTTTGTGTCGGTTGTGGATCGTGTCTGCTGTGATATGCCGTCAGATTCCGGCTGTATGGTTTACTGTGTGAACTCGTCTGTGTTGGACGTCTCGCGAACTATCTTGATCTTATCCTTTGCCATCTGCATGATTCTTGCGCGCAGGCTCGTTTTGATAGTAATAATGATCTGCTTTGCTTTTTTGTCACATACTTGGTCAATTCCTGCCAGAATGTATGCCAGCGTATCATCCGGCTGTGCATACTCTCCAGCGTCTTTTCCGAACAGTTCTTCTGCTCTCTGTTTTGCCACGGTTCTTCTGTTCGCCGTCTCTTGGTATGCCATAGCCTTTTCACATGTGCATTGCATTGTTGCCGCTTCTTCCAGCTGCGGCGCTGTCATGTCTGCGCCACCTTCTATGATCGAACTCTGACCACAAAAGCGGCAGTTTCCCGTCTTGCTTTCTCCTTTTGCCATGTTTCTTGTCTCCTTCCTCAAAATAAAAGATTTAATGCTGCAATCACTCCGTATGCAGCGAATATTGATGCAACCGCAATCACAGCCGGGATCAGCTTTTCTGCTTTTGCTTTCCGCAGCCGCCGGATCCACGCTCGTTCCTTGACCGGGTTTGTGGCTTTGTCGTCTATGTACTCATGTGCAAAGATCTTTCGGCTGTCATTGCCCCACTTTTCCACATTCTCTGGCACGTTCTCGTTGATATAGTCAAATTCAAGCCCATGTTCCCTGCACCATTCGACCGCGGCTGTCAGATCTTCCCCGCAGCGGCATGTCCACAGAATCAAAATGCAGCCTTGCTTTTTCAGTGCCTTGCAAATTGCAATTTCATTCCACTTCGGTTCAATGATCGTCGGAAACTGTGTGACTGCCAGCGTGCCGTCGAAGTCTACTGCAATGATCTTGCGGTATTCTGCGGCGCTCATAAGACAGCCCTTTTGAAAATGCGGTGAAATACAGACTTTCTCTTTGCGTCCAGTTCTGCCAGTCTGTCGCTTCCTGCTTTGTTCAGCATGTCTACCAGCTGCGCCAGTTCGTCTTTTGTGATCAGTCCAGCGCGCAGGATCCCATTTGCGAAGCCTGCTGCCAGTCCGGTTTTTGCGAATACGCTTTCCCGGTCTTCTGCGTGTCTCGCTTCCTGTGCCAGCTTTGCGAACTGCTGCATTGCTTCTTCCTGTTCTTTGATCCGTCCGCGTGCCGCATGAATGAAGATAGAATCCTTCTTCACGGACATTCCGCTGATAAAGCGCATAAATTCTTCTGTCTGGCGTCTGCTCATTTCATCCAGCGCAATTCCTACTGTTGGTCTTCTTAACATGTCTTTTCGCTCCCTTCTGTTTCCTGTTCGTCTGTATCTTCTGCGAATCCTAGCTGCGTGACTGATACTTCGTGCGTCGTGGCAAGGTATGGCGGCTTTCCGTCCGGCATCTTCTTTTTGTACTCTCTGGACTGCATACGCCCGGTGATTTCCACATACGCCCCGATTTTCAGCTTTGCTGCGGCTTCTGCGACATTTCGCCAGCATACGCAGGGGATATAATCTGCTCCATGGTGGCTGTTTACTGCCACAATAAAGCTGGTAACTGCGATTTTTCCGAAGCGTGCCGTTGCGATTCGTGGATCCTTGCAGATATGCCCGCGCAGCTTGACTTCGTTCTGTGGATCTGCTGGCAGATCGTTTACCGCGATTACTTTTGCGTATATGTAGATCTTCACGCGCTGTTCATGTGGCTTCGGATCGTCCACGTTCTGTGTTCTGATTTCGCCGCCGATCAGCACTTCTTTTCCCTTTTTGATGTTCAAAAGCGCTTTCTTCGTCCCTGCTGCCTGCCCCGGAAACTGTACAAAAAGCCTGTCTTTTGTTCCGCTGGGGCGTCTATACTCCAGCACCGCTTCGTATACTTTCTGCGCCCATGTCGGCGCGTCCATAACTACGCGCGGCTTCGTCGTGATGATCCCGACAATTCCTGCTGCATTGTTTTTGCTCATTCCTTTATTTTCCCCCTTCTTCAAATATCACCATTCTTTGAAAGAATGTCGTAGATCTCCGCTTTCAGTCTTACGATCTCCAGCTTTGATTTTTCCAGCTGCGCTGTGGCAGTTTCGACCTGCTCTTTCAGTTTTTCTTCTGTCTCTCGCCAGATTACAGCTTCTTTGTTGTATTCTTCTTCCTGCTCCAGCGTTGCGTCTCTCTGCTCTGACAGATCTTTTGCAAGGTTTCTGTTTTGCTGCTCCAGTCTTCCGATCCGCTCCCGCAGTTCGCGTGCATTTTCTTTGTTTCCCGGTTCCTGCATGAATACGTTGTAGACGTCCAGCAGCTTGTCAACTCCCAGCACGTCAACGATCATCTGTGCTGTGACTGTTCTGTCGTACTCGAACATAACTTTGAAAGCTGGCGGCATCAGTCTCCGCAAGTAGCTTTCAAGCACGTTCAGTGAGTGTCTGTCTTTTGTTCCTTGGATTCTGTAATTATCAACGACCATCTGCAAGCAGTCGTTTGTTACTCCCCATCCTTCCTTTTCCCATACAGCCATTTACTTTCCTTCCTTTCTGTGCTTAGATATGGATTGTATAATAAAGCGTTGATTGCAGATCCGCGAAGTAATAGTCCGGCGTTTCATCCGGTTTCAGCGGTGATGTAAGCCCGCGTTGCTTCCAGTCCTTGTGCCGCAGTTCCAGCACTGCTCTAAATCTCTTTACCTCGCAGCTTCCGAAGGTATCTTGCAGCTGTTTTTCTGAATCCAGCTTGTATACTCCGACATAGCCGACAAAAAGGTCTTTCCCGTCCTTTACGATCCGCAGCCTGTCGGACGGATTAATCAGCTGCAATATGTCGTCTACTGTTGTCATGCGATCCCTCTTTTTCCGTTTCGTTCAAAATTATTTTTCTGAATATACTTTCAAAAATCGGAACCGGAATGCTGTTTCCTGCCTGTTTATACAACGCCATTGTGTAGCGTCCAGTCTTTTTCTGCACTGCTGCCGCCCGGTCAAAATCTTCATCTGTGTAGCCCTGCAAACGCCAGCATTCGCGTTCCGTCAAATACCTGTAACGTCCTTCCCCGCAGTCGATCACTTGTGCTGGTGTTCTGTCCTGCCTTGTCGTGATTGTGAATGCGTGATCTTCAATGACCGTGGCGCGTCTTATGCCCTTATGCCCTATCACGCTATATACCGAAGGCTGCGTCACGTCGTATACATCCGGGGCGTCGTTCAGCAGAAATTCTTTTATATTACGCATTGGTGTCCTGATTAAGTCGTCAAAATCAAATTTTTCTTCACCCAGCATGGAAATTGTAAAAACCCTTTCACGCGCCTGTGGAAGTCCGAACTCTCTTGCGTCAAGTGTCTGGTAGTTGCTTGTATAACCCATTCGCTCCATTTCTAGCAAATACCTGTCAAAGTTCTTTTTCATTTGTTTTGACGTCACATTTTTGACATTCTCCCAGATCACAACTTTTGGTTTCCATGTACCCATTTGATCTATTATGTGGATTGTTTCCCACATGAGCGACGACCGTGTACCGCTCCCTTCGTCTGCGCCTTTCCCGTGGTTTATTCTTCCGTCTGCTGCTGTTGCTTTTCCTTGGTGTCCTGCTATCGACATATCTTGACATGGGCTTCCATGAATCAAAATATCCGGTTTCAAATTCCAACCGACGACGCTTTGTGTCTGATACGGCAGATCTTCGGCAAACATTGCATTGTAGCTTCGGACTGCGCTTTCGTCTATTTCTACATAGTCAATCGCTTTCACTGGTATTCCGATATTACGGAGCGCGCAACGTGGGGATCCTATGCCACCGAATAATTCAAGTATTTTTATCACTTCGGTTTCGCCCCCCCCCGAATCCATATTTTCCTTTTGTCATTACGCGATCCCCCTTCTGATCTGCTCCAGTTCTGCTGCCACATCAGCGCCGCTGTACTCTGCCAGCAACTTTTCGCTGATCTGATACGTCCATTTTGTTGACATTTTCAGTGCCGTTCCTATCGGCAGGATCCCGCGCTGCATCCCGATTCTGACGAACTGATCCGAAACGTGAAGCAGTGCTGCTGCTTCTGTTACCTTGATTTTTCCTGCTGTCATGTGTCTTCGCTCCTTTCGTCGGTGTGTTTAATCTTCCCAGATCTCATTCGCTTCTTTTTCGCAATTCCTATCTATGAAATACTGGTACAAAAATTCCTTCTGTGCTTTTGTATACCTCTTTCCCGGTGAAGTTGTCGGGATCGCGATTCCCTGCGACGGGTTATGCAGCAGCACCCAGCCGCGATCTGTCAGAAAATCGCCGTATGAAATGTATTTTCGTGCTTCCTGCTGCTTTTCTTCGTGTTCGTCGCCGTAAAACTCCGCGACGTGATCTGCCGCCCATTCTTCGTGCATCCCGAATTCTACCGGGTGAAAAGTTCCGTTCGGCTCCAACCACCCGTAATCGTCGTCGGTTCCTGTCTCCATGCGTTTTATGAAAGAATCAAGAAGGGCGCTTCCGGTGCTTTCGCTTTCTTCTTCCATGTTGGCAAATAACTTTTCGCCCGTTTCTTCCCTGTACTGCTTCTGGGCTTCTCTCCTTTCCCAGCTTGACATGTAACCGCTTGCAACAAATCCCAGCTTTTCTTCTACTTGGTGCAGTTCCTTTTCTGCCTGTTCCGCTCTTTCGTGCAGCTTTTCAAGTGTTTTTGCAACGTTCCACCGTTCGTCCCTCTGATCAAGATAATGGAATCTGTAATCGTCGCCCGGATATGTCCCCGTTATCTCTGCGCGTCCGTCCAGTATTGCAAAAGCCAGCCCCTTTCTTTCGTTGTCCGTGATCTCGTCGGATTCAAGGCAGCTTTCCAGAAGGTTTATTGCATATTCCATCTTCCCTTCATAGTGGCATTTCTCCCGCGCCAGCCGTGTGATGAAATCACCGTTTATGCTGAATGTCATTGTTCTTTCTTCCATGTGTCTTCGCTCCTTTCGTCGGTGTGTGCGTTTCTCTCCGCTATGGTCAAATACTTGTCGTCGATCAGCTGATCTATGTCGATCAGATTCTGCCTGAACTGTTCTTCTTTTATGTGTCTCCAGATCGTGTGCCTGCTGCCTATGTACATCAGTGACTGGAAAACATCTGCCAGCGTGTAATTTTCAAAAGGTCTGCTGCCGCCTGCTGATATGTACTGCTGATAATTCGGCAATAACTCCCGCAGGGCTGCTTCTTCTTTCTCTGTTAAGTCATATTTGACCGTGTATTGTGTCATGTCGTGGCTCCTTTCTTCGGTGTGTGCTTATTTTCTCTTTATTTTCTTTATTTTTTTATTTGTTTCTGATATAATGTGATTGTCGCCCTACGAAAGGATGTGATCGCGTATGGTAATAGACAATATTGTATTTTCGGAAGAAATGAGCGCCGCAACCTTGACGGTTGCTATGCTCCCTTATCTTTCCTACGAATATGAAAAAGCCTACAATACCGCCGATCCGTTGGAAATCGCTGTCAGAATATACAATGATATTCTTGATCGCTTTTCCGGCGTGAATTCTCAAAAATAGTTCGCAGCTATTTTTGATCCACAAACCGACGAAGTATACAACCGACGAAAATACACATCCCGACGAAACTTTGCTGCTTATGCAGCACCACTAAAATACAGGCGACATTCTATGGCAAGCGTTGTGTGTCCAGCACAGCGCTTGTTTTTATGTAAGTTCTACGAAGTAGTTGTCTTCTGTCTCTCTTCCTAAATCCTTGAAAAATGCGTAACGGTTGCCGTTGTATTCTTCCAGAATCCCGTAAAATTCGATCTTTGCTCTGAACGCTCCGCGCTGCTGCACTGCTTCGTCGATATTTTCCAGTGTTGTGATTGTTCCCCATACGCTGCCGCACGTCACATCATTTATACAATCCATGCTGTATCTTCCTTTGCTCTGCAACATTTTTTCTTTCTCCCTTCGTCGGTGTGTAGTCTTTCATCTCTACTGGTTCTTCGCTTGCGTCTTCCCCGGTTGCGTAGTTCTTGTCTGACGGGAAAGTGGTATATTGTCCAGTGTATATGCCGTACATCCCGGAACCGCCCGAACTAAATCTGAACCATGCCGGGCGCTTGCACAGTACGCGTTTTATCCCTATGCGTGCCAGTCCTTTTTCAGTTGCTGCCTGTGTCCATTTGACTGTACCGTCCGGCATTTCTACGCGAAGTTTGCTTGTCTTACCATATCCCGTGAAGGATCTGCACTGACACCACTTTGCATTCACCAGCACGCCGTCAAGCGTTGCGTATTCTACAAACCAGTCAAAGCCGCCGTTCTGGATCAGCTTTATTTTGTCCCTTGCAAGATCTCTTCCACGTTCTTCCACTCTCATTGATACGAAGCAATCTTCTTGATCTGTTTCGCCATTGTTTATCCTGTCCCAACGGCGCGACATTTGATTTTCGTATCTTTCGATCTCTGCTTCAAGTTCCCGGATCAATTCTTCCCCATACTTCATGTTTTCTTTCTCTCCTTCGTCGGTGTGTGGTGTTGGTTTATACCAGCTGCGCTTCCTTGTCCTGCTCCCAGATCCCCGATTCTTCCGCAAGTCTTACAGGATCCGCGTTCACTGCGCTGCATATTTTGAAATACTCTGACGCTTCCAGCTTTCTATTTTCATTCAAGATCTGTCCTAAGACCTGCGGTGGAATCTTCGTGACGCTCGCAACATACGTCTGCTTGATTCCACGCTTTTTCATGTATGTTTTCAATGTACTTCCCAGCATTTTGTCTGTCTCCTTTCAAGTTTTGAACTACGTGTTTTGCGTATATTTGCAATATACTACGTGCTTTGCGTGTTGTCAATACTTTTCTACGCATTTTATGTACTTTCGTATTGAAACTATATATTTTGTGTGGTAATATACAGATAAATAAGAAGAAGGAAGGCTACAACATGATATTTCCGAATGACGACCAGCTGAAAGACAACATACAAAAGAATCTGATTTTTTATCGCAAAAAAGCAAAGGTTACGCAAAAGGATCTTGCTGACAAACTCGGTGTTGCTGCCACGACTGTTTCTGGTTGGGAACGTGGTGCAACTTCTCCAGACATTGACACGCTTTTTGCTATATGCAATTTTCTGCATGTCGGTTTGTATGATATGTGCGGAATATCTTCTGATAACTCCCCACTCACCGACGACGAAAACGATCTATTGAATATATACAAGATGCTGAATGAAACTGGGCGTCAAAAGTTGTTAGAACGTGCCGTAGAACTCCGGGATCTGGGCTATGTAAAAGGGGACGTAGAAAAAATGGCATAAAATACCAACAAAATGGAAAAATCATACATATTGATTTTCATACATAGAAAGGAAGATGTGACTTGAAAAAATTTTTACTTTATTTTTTTGGTATCTGTTGTGTAATTTCAAGCGTTGTCGGTTTTGTACAATATGGAATTCTAAATGGTGTCACTTGTTTGATCATAGGCGTTGTGCTTATCTCATTAGCCCGCCAGCCCAGTGATCCTGCTGCTGTAGATTCTCCCGAAGCTGTGCAGCCACAATCGCAGCCGCAGCGAACAAAGACCATCACTTTTGATGTTGCTGGTGTCACTTTCAACAACGAAAGTGGGCGGCTTCGCTCCAGACAAACGATATTGAAAAAAATTTCCTTTTGTGATCCACCGTTTGATTCTGGATATGCCGCACGTCTTGAAAGGTATTTATATAATGATGAACCCGCCTATTATGTATATGTGAATGATTATATAGTCGGCAACGTTCCGAAAGGTTTTATTCCTTACTTGGAGAAAAACGCCGGGCGTCCTTATATCGTGGAATATTTCAAAGTACACGGCGGCGGCAAGAAAAAATATTATGGTGCTGAAATGAGAATAAAATATACAGATATAGAAGGTGAAGAATAATGAAGAAGAAAAAATCATTGATCAAAGGACTTTCGTTCAGTCCCAGCCGGGCGCTTGGTATCTCGCAGGCAAAAGTGAAAGTTGCAAAGGCAACCGGGATCCCGACTAATAAAGCCGGGCGTCAACGGAAAGCTGGCAAAATGCTTGGTCTGTAACTACATAAGAAAACCGCCCCGGTGCTGGTAACACTTGGGCGGCTGCAATCTCCGATTGATCGGGCTTGCTATTTAATTCTCGCAAAATTATTATAGCAAAAGCCCTTCAATAAAGCAACGGAAAAGGGGCTTTTATTTTTTGCGCCTTTTTTCCGGTAATATACAGAAAGAAGGTGCTTTTT